GTAGCCGTCCTCCTTAAAAAAACGGCCTCTGAGCGGTTGCCCTTGCTTATATTGCAACGACGGCAACAGGCGACAAGGTTGGAAACTTCCATACCCAGCGAAGGATCTTTAGTTATCGGTACTACATGATCTACTTGATCCGCATCTTGACCGCAATAGACGCATGTATATCCCATAGATTCAAGCACTGAGATACGTAACTTCTTATACGCTCTAGTTAATCTAGGATCTTTAGCTTTAACCATTAGTAATAACCTTTATTAGTGAAGAACTCTAAGGCTTTACACCCATCTTTATATCTATGCTTTATGTACTTAATACCTGCATCTATCTGTAAATAAGGATCATTAGTAGTTAGCTTTAGTAGTTGAGGTATCCCATAGGCAGTACTTCTCTTATTCTTACTCTTAGGATTCCAGTTACTTTCCTTAGTCCATAGCTTATTAATACAGCTATATTCTTTGTGATTACTTATCTTTATATGCGTATATAGCTTATATATCTCTATCTCTTTAGGTGTATTTAACGCATAAGCTGGTGTAATACTTAGTATTAAACATAGCTCGGCCACTAGTGCGATGCCGAGCGATTTAGCGCTACAGCGCCGCTCTGCATCAAAGCGTACCAAGCGTGTCAAGGGCCTACGCATGAGGATCTCTTTCTGCGTGTCGCATTAGGATCTCTAGAGCGTGGTAAGCCTGTTGAGGTACGACACCATTACCTAGCATCTTTAGCTGTTGAGCTCTACTTAAGCCTAAATCTGTTACCCAACCAGGTAACAAGCCCATCATGTATTCAACAAAGGGTGCGTTTAGTTTTCCATCGACCAATTGATTCGGTATTTCTTGCAGGCACATTTGAGATCGTGAATTAAATCTCCACCCCAATTCCGACATTTTCCCGTCTGGTGGTAACTGTTTATTAAAGGCGTCGCCAATAGTCTTACCGCTACACCTGTACTCATGCCCGGTTTGCCTTTCGTCTTGCCCATATCGAAGTCCAATACTCGGCTTTGATAATTTTCTATCGGTTCGTCGTGATTCCTCACGTGCATTACTGTCGGAGTTGGTAACAATTTCACTGTGCTCACTAGATCGTTGCCCTTCCAATTCGGCGATGCTTTTCTGTCGTTCTTGTCGCTCGCTACTGGAGTTGGTAGGAGTTTCGATTCCAAGTTCTGGCGTCTGCCGTCTACTCCTTTGTAATCTCGAGCTAATGGGGTAGGCAAGGATAAATAGCCTGGCTCGTTGGTGAGGTGCGCCGACATCGGAAGCTCGTACAATTTGCCAGCACGCGTCATACCCGATTTCGGTAAGGTCTGCGAGTACTTGATCGAACCCGAGGCTAAGGTGTCCTCTAACGTTTTCCAGTACGACGATTCCTGGTCGTAAACTGCTAATAGCTTCTTTGATATATGGCCATAGGTGGCGTTCATCTTCTGTTCCTTTTCTATATCCTGCGTGGCTAAAGGGCTGGCAGGGGTAACCAGCAGTTAGTACATCTATAGGCTCTAATTGATCCCATTGAATAGTTTTAATATCACCATGATTAGGCTTATCAAAGCGGTGTTTAATTAATTGACTTGCGAACTTATCTACCTCAGCGCACCACACCATCTCAGCATCGAAGTACGCTTCTACTGCCATATCTAAGCCACCATAACCGGTGCAAAGTGATCCAATTTTAAGCATCGGGAGCCAATTCCACGCCTAAGATTCCACAGCTTTGGCACTCCAAGCATTTAAGGCCTGGCGGTAATAACTCTGTAAACTCGATTAGTACCTTGCCCTGAGTACGTTTTTTACATGTACGGCAATCAAAGGTTAGAAGATCCATAAACGCTCCTTCTAAGATCTTTGATAGGGAACAGATCCCGTTGGCTAACCCAGTGGCTACCATCATTTTTGTAGTACTTCATTTTGCGAGCCATAACTACAGGTATCCAGCCACATATGTAATAAACAGGGGAGCGGCCTACGACTAAGACACCGACATCACTCATGCGATCAGTGCGACCTATGATTAATGATCCATCGGTGTATTTAGTCCACTTGACCTCTATTTGAGCACCTACATCGGCCTCACGTTTATAGGTGTTATTAGTGGGTTGAAAGTTTTTAATGCCGAAGTACTCAGCTACAGCTATCTCAGCTCCTACCGATTCGCTCATCTCTGATACGTATTCATGAAAGTTAAGATTACGTACAGCTCTATTAGGGTGATCTGCTACAGCGTTAATACTTGCAACGCGATCTAGTCCTACTGTGTGCGCTTGTACTTCTTGAGAATAATCCAGTATTACCTTGATTATTTGATGCACTCAGCGCACCACCAATCCCAGCCACCATCGGGCCAATCATGTGTCCGGCCACCGATATCTAATCGATCTTGGCCACAGTGATCGCACCTACGAGCTGGGGTAGTGGTAGTAGATCCATCATCGTTGAAGCGAGTAACTAATCCGCCTCGAACTATCTCGGCGAAGCCCATTACAGGTGATCCGCTAACTCTGGCTTTGGTGTGTACCAGCTGCCAGTATTCATCTGCTTCTGCCAGATAGGGGCGCACTGTTTATCTTTAACTCTTTCAGTGCACATATAGCCGCGCCACTCTTTACCAGTAGTTTTAGCTTTACCACTCTTAAAGATCATATGGCCGTGATTACAGATAGGCGCTTCTTCAATCTCTGATCCGCCTAGCTTGTCCTTTATTAGCTCTAAAGAAGTACCTAAAGTGTCTGCACCGGTTACTTCTGAAACTGTAAAACTAAGGCGCTCTACCTTTTCCATATCCTGTTTAGTTGGGCGCTTATCTGATCCAAGTAATAACCCGGCACTGCGGCCATAACTTGAAGTGATGCAGTTTTCTACCCAGAAATCACGATTAACACCTTTATCGCTACGAGCTTCAAAGGCGACATCTACAGCTGCCGGGTGTTCATCGTTAGCATCTCGATAGATCTCGGTAACTGCGTAGCAGTAGCCTTTATCAAAATCGATAGCAAGGTCGCGAATGTTAAAGCGACATAAGGGATAGTTATCGTGTACTCGGCGGATTCGTGTGGCTACATCTTCATAGCCTTCTAAAAAGTTACTCACTGAAGGTCGCCTGTGCGTAATTAAGCTGCTCGCTAAGGGGCCAAATAGTGCCATCGGGCCATCTAGAGTTTTCAGCTCTGCATGTTTCACAGTACGCTCGCTCGATTCCCTTTGATCGGGTAATGGTGCTAGTAACAATAACGACGGCCTGCCGTCTTGCCTTCTCATTCAGCGAACCGTCTTTCGCTTTTCCCCATCGGCCCTTGCAGTAATCGCAATAGCGACCAACTTCTGCTCTAGTTATTTGACCCATCATCGGGCCGCCTTTTCAACATTCTTACGCCATTTAAGAGAAGCGGCTATGCCATCTTCTTTACCTTCTTTGTATCCCAACATGAATGATGCTGTGAATACGATGAGTAAGCACAATATGAGTGCTAGCACTTCGAAATCGTTCATTTACGTAGCCCTTTCGATATACACTCATCGATAAGGGTTAAACCAAAAAATTAAATACAGGGGATTCGCCGATAATCCAACTTTACATAATGTAGAGAGGCGGATTATCAAAATCCTGAGAGTATTTGATTTTCGGTAAAACCCCTTGCCCGAGTGTGATCTGTATCCCTACGATACCGATCTGGCTAAATGGTAAGTGCTAGCACTGACAGAGGTCAAGCACTGACACACCGGACATAGGATCATTGGGGATTTTATGAACAGCTCGGGCCGCATTAGGGCTACGTCTGAGGTGAACTTTAAGTCCACTATGGCCGCTTACGTGTTCGGTGAAAACGAGGCAGTAATAAACCCGGGCGATCTACTACTCATTATGAGCCAAAGTGAGCCGGGCGATCGCTTGGGTACTAACCTAAAGAAGTTTGAGATTACTGTAAATGGTAATCAGATAGGGGCGCTTCTTGCCCAAGTTACTAGAGCGTATGATCTTTATATGCTAAATGAGGATTGGCTAAAAAGCCCAACTTCTAGGTTAGCCACTGCACCTACAGCTCTAGAGTTAATCGCTAAAGATCTAGCTATAAGTAAAATGTTGAATAAGCCGAAGGTGCCGGCGCCTCAATTAACTATGGGCGAAGGGGATCGTAAAACTTGGGCTGTAAGGAAAGCAGAGCGTGAGCTGTATTTTGCGCAGAAGAAGGCTTAGTCTTTGTGGAGCATCATCTCGTATAGCACTTCTGTTTTTTCCTCTAACCTATTAATGGCATCTTTTATCGTGGAGCCGTTATTCTCTTTAAGCTCCATTAGGTAATGCTTTACTAACCATCGGATCGAGCCGACATAGGCAACGGTAAGGGTGCAAAATGCCACAGCTATACCAGCCCAATCCGATGCGTTCATCTACTTAGTACGGCCGAAGTCTGTAGCCGAAGTATCAAGCCATTTTAATACAGGCCCGATAAATCCAGAGATAGCGGCGTAACCCAGAGTTTTAGGATCTGTAGTACCTGCCATAAATAAAGCGCCAGCCGAAGCTAGCGAAGCCCTAAGCCATGATAAAAACACTTGCTTATAGTTCATGTTTTAGTCCTAACTTGATTATTAATGCAGAGGCTTTCTCTGGCATTAAATCTAATTCAAAGTGCATCTCATCTTTACGGTGTAAATAATCGCCGCCCCAACGTAGGCCGTACTTCTTAGCTAGAGCTTTAAGCATTGGCACCTTCTCAGGTGGGAAAGTACCGATCGCGTTTAATGGGTGGCGCGGAGCGTTCAAGTCGATCGCACTACCCGAAGCATGATTACTTAGCTTCTCAGTTTGTCCACGAATAGGCCTAAAGGCGTAACCCCAATCATCTAAGGCGCCTTCATCTATTGGCTCTATTAGCTTATGAAACTCAGCGGCAAAGCCGATCAATAGGGGAGCGCAGGCGCTAGCGCATCGCAATTTAACCTTAGTGCCTGGTACTTGATAGCTCTTAATATCTATTTCGGCTGGATCTTTAGAAGCTGTCCAGCCGTTATGAGAAGTAAGTTTTAGCTTAGTAGTAATTTGGCTTCGTCCTCAGTTATGCCTAGCCGATCAAATAAAGCTGCTTTCTGAGCTGCCTTAACTTCTGCTTCGGCTTTTTCTATAGCTACTGCTGCTTCATCAATTTTCTGCTGATCTTTTTCGGCTTTGTTTAATTCACGCTCTGTTATTTCGCCTGTTTCAACGTTTATTATTTTTTTCATTATGATATACCATACAATCTAATAGTGGTGTCTGCGTTGTTTGTTAATGTTGCCGATCCTGCTGCTCTAAATATATTAACCTGAGTTATTGCACTTGTGCTGTTGTAATAACCAGTAAAGTTTGGGGTGTTATATGTGTATGAACCATGAAAATGAACCCATTGTCCATAATAACTTTTTGCTTTTGTTGTTGAAGAATAGTTATCAATTACAATATATCCAGTTGGTGCTTCTGCTAATGTAGATGAGTTTGCTTCTGCGCCAAATGGGAAATAATCTACGCCACCTACAAATATACTAGATTTGACGGCTGAGTCAGCACCAAACCCAACATTAACGGCATACATACCTTGATTTTGATAATTATTGCCACTGTCTGCATTTAATCTTAATCCAAATTGTGAACCTGTTGTGCTGTGTTTAACACCAGCCCAAACTAATAATAATTGTTTATATGAACCGCTAATACTTGTGAAATCTATTGCGCTATCTGCTGCTGCAACATATTGAGATATTAAAGTTAGACCGCCACCTGCTGCCGGTGTTGCCCATTTTAATCCAGTAGCGGCGGTGCTATCGGCAGTAAGTACAGTATCGTTAGCGCCTACAGTTAATTTAGCGAAAGTATCTGCACCAGTACCAGCGACTAGATCACCCTTAGCGTCTATAGCTGTGGCCATTGAGTTAGTAACGGTAACCGTGCCAGAAGTGCCGCCGCCTGATATACCTACTCCAGCGGTTACACCTTCTATATCACCTGTAGCACCTGAGGCTACCCAAGCGGCGCCATCGTAATACCAAAGGCCGTTAGTATCTTTAGTAAAAGCGAATTGGCCTTCTTGCGGTGAAGTAATTGCGGCATTTCTAGCGGCCGCCGAAGCGAACACTAAAACACCTTGCATTAAATAACCATTTACATCGCCGGCGGTTAGTACTTCACCGGTGGTAAAGGTCTTAAAGCCTTGTCCAGCTGCCATTTTTTCTCCTTAGTAACTTAGTACGTTATTGTCTAAAGTGCCGTAAACAGAATTATTTAATTGAAACGCATCTAATATAGGCTCTAAAGTAGTGAAGGTAGTTTTGAAGCTATTCGGTGTTATTACGTTTGCAACGCCGAAAATCTGTAATGTTTTAGTTAGCGTGGATCCGCCGGGTTGAGCAGTGCTAACAGTTATTGGATCGAAAAACTCTAGATCTAAAGCGGCGATAATGCCAGCATCGTAATTAGGAGTATATAAATCTAAAGTAATTGCATCTATTCGAATAGAAGTTTCTGCTCTGCTAGCTACGTAGGCCTTTGCGTAGTCAAGTGCAACCGCGTCGCTCTCCATTAATAAATTATCTAAGAAGTAACTGTGTAAAAAATACTTTTCAATACTTGCCGCGTTTTCTGCTACTTGAGCCGTGCCGCCTACTCGCGTGATTGTGGCTTTATTAAAGATTAATACATCGTTAAGAATCCACGCCGCATCGGAGTAGCGAATACCTGCGCCAGTGTCTGAGAAAACTGTAGGAGTACCGCCGATAGATCCAGCGGTTACTGACCGATCTTGGAAAATAAAACTACCAGAGCCATCTACGTAAAGGGCACCGTACTCACTTTCGGTAACTGTCTGCATAGCGGCTAAAGAAGTACGGTTAGTACCAGGATCTGCCTGCATGGTAGTAAGTCCAGCATCTATATCGCGCATACTTTCAGGCCATTCAATTTGATCTAAGATCTGATTAATACGAGTACCCGATAAATTACCGGCCGTGGCTCCAGTAACCGTACTGATCTGCGCATTTTGAGCTAATCTGAAAGCATCTACAGCTTGAATAGTTGTGTAAGCGACATCGGCATCGGCTTCTTTAGGATAAGTAGTTACATAAGAAGTAATAAAGCCAGAGAAAATTGGGTAGGTAACGCCTAAGTAAGTAGCTGTTATCTGTACCTTCTTCATTGGAGTGAGTAACTCGTAATAAGGCCCAGATACATTCTGTGGGTTGAAGTCGCCATTCTGATCTACTATCCGAAGGGTTAGCGTGCCTGTTTGAAATGAATCGGATAAAGCTGTACGGCCACGCCGTGTATCGATCTTATTAATCTGATCGGATACGTCCACGATCACAGATGGTGTACCCGCCAATACGTTAGTACCTAAAATACCTTGATCTAGGATCATCGCCTGCGCGAAGCTTGGACCAGTTGAGAAGTTAATAACTGCGTTCACTGTAGGCACGGCCATTAGGACAAGCTCCCAGCTGGTGCAGTGTTAAATCCGCTTCGGCCTGCTACCTGAATACTTTCGGCTACTAATTGGGCGAACTTATCGCCCGACGGTGAATCAATTCTTACGTTTACATCTACAGACCTATTACCGCTTTCTCTAGCTCTTTCGGTTGCGATCTCGGATACGCTCATACCTGAATAATTAGTAGTACCTACTAACGAAGTAGCTAACTCTTGAAAGTAACTAGCTGGCAAAGGTGTAAAACTAGATGAAGAAGAAGATGAAGAAGTAGAAGGTGCATTAGTTTTAATTCCACCTAAAGAAGCTATAAGCGCGGCTATCTGGGCGTTTAACGCCCTGACCATCTCTAAAGCTGTTTTCTGTAAATAGTCATCTATTTTAGTATTAAGAGTTTTAACTTTGAATAGAGCAAAATCTTCTAAAGACATTCCTGCTAGGCGTGCCTGCTCTGCTAGTTTTCTTAAAGCTTCTGAGGCTTCCATCTCGGCTAGGATCCTCTTAGCCATAGCTTCATTACCGTCTAGAATTGCTATTTGTGCGCGTATGCGTAATTTAGTTTCTTCATCGGTAGCACTATTTAGAGCGGCGCTTAATCCAATACGCTCTAGATCGAACTTCTTTTTTAATTCTTCTAGATTTTTATTATCTATGGCGTTTTTAGCAGCGATTATTTTATATTCTTCTTTACGCGCTTTAACTAAAGATTGAGAAGTACGAAGATCGGGTATGCCTGAATAGCCACCCATATTAGTAGCTGGCTTACTACTGCCATAACTTTTAGTAGCCACCTCTGCTACACCTGAAAGAGCCACGTAACCTACAGCGGCTTTAACAGCTGTAGCGTTTTTACTTGCAACGGCTAGTAATAACAGAGCCGGCTTAAATGATGGGTTATTAACTACCGAGCCTATTTTATCTGTTAACTTGGCTAGATTAACTATTACATTAGCGATATTAGTGCCTAGATTTTCAAAGTCATTAGATAGATTTTCTATAGATTTATCTGTACTTAAAATAGTTAAAGCATCTAGCAAGCCCTTACCGATAGCCTCAGTAGCTTTATTAGTAGCAACTTTTAACAGATCCATCTTGCCGGCGTAGGTGTCTAATCTTGCTAACGCTTGGCCCTTAAACTTTAGATCGAGTGCGGCCATGATTTTATTCATATCACCGCTAGCTATTGTGGCTTTATCTAATCCAGTACCTAACCGAGATAAGGCAGTGGTAGTACCCGAAGCGCCCTTAGCAATAGCCGACACCACGCTAGCTAAATCTTTACCAGTACCAGCGCTTACATTTAATGCTGTTTCTAACGCCTTCTGGCTAAGGGTTACAGATCCAGTAGCGTTTAATAATGTTTGAAATGCTGGGCGTAATTGATCGTCTAGTACACCGTATAGATCCTGTAGCTCTGCTATGTACGCTTCTACCTCATTGATGCGAAAGGCGTTCCCGGTATTTTGTAACTGTACGGCTAAAGACTTAGCGGCCTTTTCATCTGCGGCGAACGCGTTTATAGCCTTCTTACTAAAGGCTAAGATCTGATAAGCGCTAAAGGTGGCGCCTAAGGTACGGCCTAATTTGGCTACGGATTTATCGAACGCAGATATATCTTTCTTACCCTTATTAAGGGCTTTACCATTCCAAGTAGCTAACGCCGATACGATTAAATTAGCCACTATGCGGCTCCGCGTATCTCTGTGCTTTTATTAAAGTTATCAGCTGTTGCATTAACAGCATCTAAAATAGCTTTATATACCTTAGGACTATCTTCTGCCCAAGCTCTATAGATTAAGCGGCCTTTAGTTTTACGGCCACCGCTTCTAACTTCTTTCATCTTAGGCTGTGAAGTAACAGGCGGCAGATCGGTTACGAATTGATAACCAGCGAAAGGATTAGCCGAGCTATAAGTCCTAGTAGATCTTCTTCTACCTCTGCTCTTACCTTCAAATCCTTCAACGCTTCCACCTTCGCCCGAAGATACTCGCATAAATGGCGCACGGCCTTCTGGATTTAATCTGCCGGCAGTTTCATAAATTGATCCGCCTGCGTTCACGTTATAGACGTAGTTACTTACTCTGAATCCATTCTTAAAAGTACGGTTTTCACCTTCTCGATAATCGATACCGCCTTTAGCTTTAGCTGAATCAAAGCGTGGGAACGGCCTGTATCCTGCCTGAGGTTTAGCTTCTCTAGTCCAGCCTGATAACACTTCACCGTTAGAAGGTACGAAGCCTCTTGCTTTGTTCCTAATTCCTAACATCGCAGGCCTAATAGCTGCGCTTATTCTTTCCTTCATATCCTCATCGATATAGTTCAAGCCTTTTAGAAGATCATTAACGCCGGCCACGTGGAGCGGCTTTACTTGCGGCATTTTTAATCTCCTTAGCTCTATCTCGTAATACTTGAATAATTGCTTCAAGCATTTGTGGATCCATATCTATAAACTCTTTAGGCGGTATTCCTAGCTCTACCGATAGCGTTGCTATCGTGTAGGTAATCGAATCCCGCTGTGTTATTTTTTTTCTTCGTCCAATACTTCAACGCTTTCTAATTCGTCGATAAATGCTGGTCCGAAGGTAGGTACAGTTACATTAGCTCTACGCAGACATTCCCAAGCTAGCCAGAAAATATCGCTTTGCTTTTCATTTTCGCGTAGAGCCTTTGATATGCCCATTCCTTTAGAGATCTCGAAAGCGTATTCGACACCCGGCGTAATTTTGTGCTCGGTTACTTCGCCGTTAGCCCTTGTTATCTTTAGCTTTGCCATTGTGCTCCTTAGAAAGTTCCTGTAGTGGTTTGTACTACTGTGGAATTACAGGTAAATGAAATCGAAGCACTATTAATGCTTGCTACATCACCTGAAATAGGTGTTAGGTTATTGATTAAAATCGATACGGTGTATAGCGGATTTGAAGCGCTTACAGCTGTACCTTTTACGGGAATTATTACCGCTGTTACTGTGGTGCCGTATGCGGCTTGCAGTGTTGGGGTAATTTGAGAAGCTGCAAAATCATTAAAGAAATCTAGAGATAGTGTGCTTGCCTCTAGACCTTTTACGAATTTATGAGCAGAATCCCCAAGACTTGTGATCTCTAGCTCATCAAAGTTTTGAGTAAGAGTTGCACTTGATACGTGGTCTGAAATATCTACTGAGTTGATTTTTACGCCAACCAGCGAGTTAAGCATTACTGCCATGTTATTCCTCTTTCTCTGCGATTGGCGCAGACTTAGCTTTAGGTGTTTCTTTTATCTGTCCGGATCTGGCCAGAAAATTATTTTCATCGGGATCGTGTAGGTCTGCCATTGTTAGCTCCAAGTGGTTAGGGTTGAGATATTGATTGAGCAAGTTAATAGATCACCACTCGCCGCATTTAAGATCGACGGAGCGGATACGCTAGTAACAGTTAGTGCCAGAGTAGAAGCCGCTATCTTGTTAAACACGGCTACTAAAAATGTTTCGATACTTGCCAAGTTACCTTGATTATCGAAGGCGGGTACAGCTATTAAAATAGAAAATGAAGCGAGCGGTGCGATAGTCGCGTTATCGTTATTAGTCGGAGTTATGTAAGGATCCGCTGGGATTACGCTTACCGAGTTGGCTAATAATGTTGGAGCTGGGAATGCGAATGTGCTCCAGACACCGGCATTGGCTAGATCTGTAGCTAGCGTGCCTCTTAAGGTGGTTATCGCGGCTGGCATATCAGCCGATTAAAGCTAGGGGATTGGAGTACGGTTGGATTAGTCCACGTACACGATTTATTAATTGGTAACCCATTTTATACGGCGATGGTGTGTAACCGTCCATGCCGTTAGCTCCTGTTTGTGAAGTCTGCCGGGCCTGCCATATATCTACTGCGATAATCATCGCGGCTTGACGGATAGCCGGAGTATTCGCATAGCTGGCTGATTTGTGATCGGGCCCGGTGCACGTGCCATACGGCATTACTCGATGGAAAGGGTCATCGGCCGCCGTTTTAGCATATTGAATAAAGCTATATCCGCTTGGATAAGTTTGATAAGCCCAATTCCACCAGATCGCAGGTAGTAAATTGGCTGTGCCAGTTGAGAAGGGGATAGTGCCGGTTAAAGTATAAGTGCCATTATAGGTAGCACCGCTGGCGGTTATAGTTACAGATTGACCAGTTACGAATATACCGGGATTAGCTAGCATTAGAGTAGCGACGTTATTAGATATAGAAGTGGCTACTACCGGAGCACTGTTAAACCATAGATATTGATTTAATAAATCTTGCGACGTTTGGCACACTTCTTCTACGGTTGCATCGGAGTAGAGCGTACCTATCCCAAGATCGGCGCGTAACTCAGCGACCGTTACATAAGTTGCGGCCATAATCTCTACTCCTTTGCTAATAGCTCTCTAGGGCTAAGGGCTACTAAGCCCTAGAGATTTTTACGGTTTTATTAGGTTAAGTTGAATGTACGAACGCCGCGAGTCATTGTTACTAGCGGTGCCATAAATCCATAGATGGCAACTTGAACCTGTAGATTTGAAACTACATTAACGCTCATGTAAGCCGTTGGGGATTCAAAAATTGTTACGGCTTCTGGCACGATAATGAAAGCGGATCCATCGATAGTAGTAGAAGGTAGATCTACATCTACAGAGAAGTTAAGGCCAAGTACGTTGCCTTTGATTCCTGTAGGTGAAGCTATACCGCCTGCGTTCATTGGATACTGTGCGTTGAAAATTGGACGACCAGTACTATCTACTGCGCCTAATAGTGTGCTCCAGTGTGAAGTACCACCTACATAATTCTGTGCGAAGTATGAAGTACCTGTGTATGCCGCTACCGGCTCAGTTGAAGCGTATGAGATTAATCCTGCCGCTGTTGCAGCTGTAGTAGCCGCATTAGTGGAGTTAGCTGTTAGGTAAGTAATTACAGCTTGGTTAGTGGACTTTAGATACGCTCTCTGTAACTGCAAAGTCAATTGGTCATAAAAGGCCGGCCCAGATCGCTCTATGAGTTCGATTGACATTGTGTTCATGCCAGCGTACTTAGCCACTGTTGCGGTCATGTACTCAGTTACCATTCCGGTATTTTGTACTGCGCCTGCTTCTGCTTCTACAGTTACTACAGGTGCTACACCATTTCCGCCACCTGAGCTAGTAACCAAAGTAGGGACTATCACGTTCATGCCTTCGGACGGCAAGGTCGCTTTAGTACATGCATCAATAGTGCTACGTCCGAAGTTTGTATTAGAAACTACGTTACGTAGATACTGATTAGGTGAAAATGCTGGGTTAGTAGTGAAGCTATCATCTGCGGCTTGAACCCATAATCTAGATTCATCGTTACCTAGTGATGCCTTAATTTTGTGCTCTGTGTAACGGCCCATTGAAGTAATGCCGTGTCTTACAGTTTGTGAATTATATGGAGCTGTAATTATTGGGCGTGCGGCTTCTACAGTTGGAGTAGTAGCTTCTGCCGGTGTATCTGTTGGCTCTGGAGCTTTTACGTCCAAGATAGCCTCACTTTCGGTAGTTGGTTGGGTTGGTACTTCTTCTGCTTCGCTTTCGCTAGCAGCTACCTTAGTTACTACGGCATCGGCGTAAGCCGGGCTTTCGACTAAGGAAACTTCTTTCATAACGGCGCTAGATACGACTAGTACACCATCTGCATTTTCTTTCGCTTTTAATACATCTACGCCAATACTTAAAGAGCTAATTAGATCTTCTGCGGCTAGAGTTAAATAATCTGTACCCTTAGAGCTGGCACTTACTTTGAAAGTACCGAAGATTTGATCCTGAGTAACTTTGAAACTTTGTGCGCGACCGATCGGATCATTTTGCGAGTGTTGCGCTAATAATTTAACACGGCGCGCTTCTGGGATCTCTACGCTACCGCTTTCAAATATAACCGGGCCTGCGCTGGTATTACCGATTTTGTTAAATGGCAGTACTACGCCTGAGATAAGGCGGCGGCCTGTATCGCTACTCTCGATATCGCTAGCGAAGGTTAAGTGTGTAATTTTTTCCATTAGTCCATCACCTCATCTATTTCTGGATTTTCATTACCTTCTGGGGTTAGATCTTCCATCTCTTTAGCTTGGTTTATATCTATTAGGCCAAGATTTAGCATTTTCTCTGTTACATCTAAACGCGACATAGCATCGGCGCGTAAGAATGTGTCGTCCACTGCGAACTTAACTATGTTGCCATTAGCAGTAATATCGTTCATAGATAAACGGTTTTCGATTGCAGAGATAAATGGCTGTAATGAATATGCTACGAACTCTTTACGTCCATCTAATATATTTTGGTAGGTCATGCTGTTATTCATATCGGCAGAGATCATGTAAGCCGGTACATTCATCGCACGCGCTATTTGTGTGGCTAAATACTGTGATGCTTCGTTATACATCATATCTTTAGGACTAAATCCTGTAGTTTCATAACTTAAAGTAGAAGTTAGATAAGCAGTGCTTCGAGATTGTCTAGCTGAACGCCATGATGCTAGAAGTCCGGATATTTGTGATTCTGGTAAATCTGCTCCAGTGTTTTTAATATAACCGGTAGGCATTGGGGTAGCAGCTGCAACAGAAGCAGCTTTCTCTAAATCTAATGCCGCTTGGATTGTGCGGCTTGCTGTAATTAATACACCGTTAGTTAATCCTTGAAACGTTACTAGTGATCCGATACCAGACATCGGGCACTGTGCGCCATCTACTGTATAAAATTGTACTTCGGTACCGAACTCATTTGTAGTAGTAGTTACGCGATTATTAGCGACCCATTCAAATCCAGAAGGCCGTCCATCATCTGCATAGAGCGAAGTTACGCGCCAAAAACTTTGCCCGTACATGATAAGGCTGTCAACGGTCCACGCTATCGTTACGCTACGTGGTTGTCTTAAATCTGGCTGATCTAACCAGACGGGTTTACCTAATTCTTCACCTGTAGATTTTTTATATAATTCTAAATCTAGTGATGCGATAACTCCTGCAATTAAATTACGGCATCTTGCTACAGCTGGTACTTGCATCGCTAAATCTCTAGGTATTACACCTAATCCAACATTAGAAGTAGCTGTACTAAAATAGCCATAGCCGTAAGCGCTATCCATAATAGCCGGCGCTTTTTGTGCCTCTATCTTGTTACTTGGCCTAAGGCCTAAAGTTTGCAGTAATCCCATGAGTTAAGTTTTTCAAAAAAGTCAAGCACATTTCCCGTTATCTGCTTACGTGTCGCTATATATCTTCGCCGACTCCTGAGGCTGAACTAGCACGTGGATTACCATCGCTAGGCCTATAGCTATATCGACCGGACCAGCTGATTTACGCCGGACTATGCGCCAAGCGCTATCGTTAGTTTTAGCTGCGCAGTTATTCATATGCTGTATTAGCGCATCTTGGCCAGAGTGAACTAGCCGGCCATTTACGAGCTGATCGTGAAGATCCGAACATGCAGTATAAAATTGTTGCCCAGATATATCTCGTACAGCTACGCCGCTTCTTTCGAGGCGACTTGCAACGCTGGCAGTGGTGTACTTGTCGAAGCAGACTACTCGCGGATAATACATATCGCACCATTTTTTAATGGCGGCCGCTATTGCCAATTCATCTACAGCTACGGGCGCATGAAAGGTTTCAAGTACGCAGACACCGAACTTTCCTTCTGGAGTTACTTGACCCATCACTAAACTTGCATCTCGGCGGCTAGGGCTAATATCGAAAGCCATAACAGTTAATGGACCAGGCGATAGCACTAGATCTTTATTACTTGTCGCTTCTACAGATCCATGTGGCCACGGGCTTTGAAGGCTGTCGATCCATTGGCAAAGCGTTTCGGTGCGAAAGTTTTCTACAGTATTAACTGATAACGCTTCTTCGATCGCTTCTTCTGTAATCATTATGCCCAAGCTTGGATTCGCCATAGCCCAGCCTTTACGATCATCGAGTGCGGCCCATTGTGGAGCTGAGTACTCATAGAAGCCAAAGCTCTCAGGCGGATTACTTAACGCCTTTTCTCTTAGATCGTTTAATGTAACGCTAAAGGCGTCGCCTGCGTTAGAGCTAAGGTAAGTCTGCGAATTAGGCCGGGCACGTGTTACCGGTAATGCAGCTGCGAAGGCTTCGGCGTTTATTTCGCGTATTTCATCGATCCAGAGAAAATCAGCGGTGCGACCACGCGATCCATCGCGAGTAGCGGCTACTACATCTAAGCGATTGCCGTTACGCATCTCGATACATTCTGTACCGTTCGCGTATCTGATCTGTTTTACCAATTTACCCAAGTGGTCATTATTCTCAAAGATATTACAGATATCTCTAAAGTTAGTTAATGCCATCGAGCGGTTAGAGCTCATTATTAGCTGATTCTTTTCGCCGAATAGTACGAGGCCTGCGATAGCTCTCATTCTGCCGATATGTGATTTTCCTACTTGTCTTGCAGCTATAAGTAGCGAGGATCTGCGTATAAATTGATTTTCTTCGTTAATGCTAAGTAAATCATCGAGTACATAGCGTTGCCATTCCATTAATGGCATCGAGATCGATTCTGCGAGCTCTGCTACTTCTGCGCCTCTGTTTTTAGTGTTCAAAGGTTTATTTTCGAGGCGTGGCTTAACCGCTCCCCGAAGGGGTATTTTCGATTTGGCTGGCATCTGTATCAATTCTGTTTCGGTTGGCCGAGAGCCGGACCAGCTTGGACCGTTGCGGTCATTTTTGGAGAGGTATTGGTTGG